TGTAAACCAGGACACCCATCCTGACTCTCCACGCTTCGATGTACGCAATGGCACAAGAAATGCGTAATTGTAAGGGAGTATATCGGGCTTTGATGTAACAATATTATACAGTATAATACTGATATAATACCCTGCTAAGATTAAATATATGAATGGATTAAACATATAGGATAAAATCACCACGATAAACAATAATAGGCGGATATACACTGTGTGCATAATCGCATCATTTGCTGCAAACGATGCTATCGAGATTGCAATCATCCACCCCACTAGGCTCAGGACCCAAGGCCATATAGGTGTATAGGTGCTTGAACTACTTGTCGCGTCCGATCCATCTGTAGTTCCCACCCCGTTTGGAGTCCCCGATCCGTCTAGAGTCCCCGACCCGTCTGTTTGTTTGGATGAAAACCATGACGCACCGGATGGACCAAACGATTCAGAAAAAGGGATTGTCGTATAATTACGCACAAGTCCCACCATGTTTGTAACGTGTCCCATCCCCTGTGACAACAGGGACCCCACCTGTTCATTCACGGCAGTATAGAGGCTCATGCGATAATCCTGGTATATCGCCTGATATAAATATAGTCCCTTACAGCGCATATTTGAGGCCTCCCAGGCCTGAACGGACCATCACCCAATTCAAATTCTCCACATAAATGTCAATAATATAGCAATAGTTGGTCGTAGCCAAGAGGGGCTGGACATTCAGGTCCACCTGTAAGAGACGAACACGGCTCGAGTTGAGGGACCCGTCGGGCTGTGGATTGGGAGAATGGAGGCCAAAGGGGTAGATAGCCAAATTCGGGTCTGGCTCTCCGTCCAAATACTTCCACGGCACTACCTGCGAAAAATACTCGATAGGCTTCTCTTCCTGAAGTTCATTGCCATCGCCCAAGACCCGTAGACTCTGGAGAATGTGGGGCATACCGGCGACTTGAATCAGTTGTCCCGTCGCCTCCCCTGTCAGTATATAGGCCGGGTAGGGGGTCGCAGGGGCGATCCAGGGTGTTTTAGACGGATAGGGCCAGTTGGACCAATTTCCGACATCGTTGCGATTCGGAAAGTCGGACCGGCGGGGGACAATCACGAGTCGATTGATCGGATTGTGCGTTCTCAGTTCTACCAGTTGCCGGCTCACGATCGTGAACGAATAGGCCGTCACTTGCCGCACGAGGTACTGAAGCGACTGATTCGCAAAGATTTTCCGTTCGTCGTCCGTCAAATACACATAGGTGGCCATGATGCGGGGATTCAGGGGCCAAGTCGGAATGAGGGGGTCCGGTGCTCCGAAATCGGTCAAGAACATGCCGATGTTGTTACACGTGTAGGGACTCTGGACGTACGAGGGGTTGGTGGGCTGGTTTAAGGGGGCGGGAATTTCCTGCCAACCGGGTGCGACCGTGGCGCCGCTGGCGTCCAGGACCTGGTACAGCTGGTTGATGGGTCGGAACGTGACCTGGACCTCGCACTCTTGATACTGGAGGGCGACGAGGGGGAGGGCCTCGTAGGTCGTCTCGGTGAACCAAAAGGGAAGGGGAATCATGAGTTGGCGGCCAAAAATGGACGGGCGGTTGACGTTCCCGCCCGCCGTATCCGGATAGACGAGGGGGTAGCCGCCCGACGCGGAGCCGCCGGCCCAGATGCCCGCCGCAGGATTGTTGAGCTCGGGCACGTCCCCCACCAGGGTCTGCCATTTCCGAAACTGCGTATTCGTGAGGTCGGCCTGGGCCTTGGCAATCATGTAAGTCCCGTCAAATTCCTGGATTTTTTGCCCGCCAATGTAGAATCCGACCTGCTGGATGAGTTGGCAGCCAATGTAGCGGGCCCAGTTGAAATTGTACTGATAGGCGCGATTGATGTCTGGACTGTTCAGGTCAATCCACTTACAGAAAATGTCCGGAAGGTCCACCACGAGGTACATGTCCCGTACGAGGTCCGCCACACGCTGGATTTTCAGACGGACCTGAATGGGCTGATCCGTGAAGAGTTCCTGCGGGCCGTCCATGGGCTGCGTCACGGATTCTTCGGAGAAATGGCTGTATTTCTTGTACGTTTTAAACCAAAAAGTAAAAGCTGGATTACCACTCAATAGGAGATTCTGACCTCCATAGGATACTAAGACGTAAAGACCACCTCCACCCATTCCCTATTAGAATGATTGGTAATCTTACGTTTAAATCCGCATGGACACTAATAGTACATAATTTTGAGACCGTTTCAGAACGTTCTCAAAAATATCCCATGACGATGTTTAATACCTCGTCGTCCACCACGTATCCTCCAAATAAGGACCCATAGGGTCCTGCGTCGCCGAGGCCAGCGTTGTGCTCGGTCCCTGATTCAATAGACTGTTAATCTCCGTATAGGAGAGGGCATAGTTGAAATAAATAAGACGACTCAATTGCCCCTGCATGACGCCAAAGACGTCCAGGTCCTCTCCATTGAGGGAGGGAATCACAGACGCCTTGAGTGAAATGCGCCTCTGCGAAAAGGCGCAGATGTTCTGATAATTCTGATACGGCAGAAACCCCCCATAATCCAGGCGCTTCTTCAAATTCCCGTTGATGTAGACCTCCAAGTGAGTCGAGTGACTCACGAGGGCCACATGGACAAACTTGTTGATGGGGAAATTGTCCACCTCCGTATAGGTGTTCCAGGTCTTGTAGGTGTTCATGTAGACCCGCAGTGTATTCGTGTGACTGCTCATAAAGACGCCCGGGCCCAGCAGGGGGAACTGGCCCGGGTTTCCCTTGTGAAAGATGTGAAGAAGCCCCTGCTCTTGGCGGAAGGTGGAGGGGTCGACGTTGAGAAAAAACGAATAGGTGAACTCGACGCCCGTGCGCTCATTGTCGGACAAGGCCAGGGGTTTGGACTTTGGTAGATTCGGATTCTGCTCGATTTGATACGTCTTGGTATTGGTCGTATAAGTCAGGGGCAACAGCGTCGTTCGGTTGAGCGACATGCGGTTCATATAGGTGTAGATGGCGTTCAAAGAGCCGAACGCAATGTAGAGAATCACGACCGCCGCGAGACTTATCATAATCTCTAGGTACCAGGGGGCCGGTTTTGCCGTGCCATCATTTAAGTCCATTCCTATCGGGGAGGGGGAAAATTAGGTGCCCTGGCTCGGGCTCGGGACAAAAAAGGATGACAAGTAGCTACCCAGAGAGGTAATAGGGTTCGGTCCACCCATGTATAGGTTATAGACGGTGTTGGGGTTCAGGGCGTAATTGTACATTTGAATAGAGTTCACGTACCCTCCGAACCCTCCGTAATCGAGCAGGTCCGCGGTATAGCCGCCCCCGTCGACCTTGTAGAGGGCCGGCAGAACACAGGACCGGGCGAGTTTGCCGTCGATATAGACATCGACAGTGCGGCCATTTACGGCGATGGCTACACAGACCCATTTTTGGAGGTCGATGGCGGGGAGGTCGCAGAGAGCCGTACCGTCCAGGAGGCTCGAGTCGGGGTAGAGCGTATTGAAGAGAGCGTCCCTCGATGCATTGTCGAGAGCCTCCGTAGGCTGATCGGGAGTCGAACCGAGAGGGGGGGAGGACCCGACGGGGGACGAAGAGGCCATGGTAGGAGGAGGCGCAGAAGAACCAACCGGCGTAGGAGCGCCCATCATGGCCTGAAGAGAGGGCCCCGACTGGAACCCGGACGTCGTCGAACTGGAGGACCCCCCCCGTGTGTGAAGGCGGACCCGCAGGGCCGGCTTGTTGGCCCCCAAATAGATGCGGATCGTATCAAGCGTATTGCCGCCAATGCTCATAATATGCTTGTTATATCCGGACCGAACGCCCCAGTTCTGGACATAGAGCCACATGGATATGCTAAACTCGCCACCCTCGTACAGGGGAGGGAGATTCGACGACTGAATCGTGATGGGGACGGTCGGATTTGCCGCGGTTTTGGACCCTATCAGGACACTGGACTGCATCGTCGACGCCGAGAAGAGATACTGATACAAATAGTACAACCCTATGAGTCCTCCCACAAGAATAAGGCCCTGAAAAAAGAGGGTAACGGCCCCATTGGAATCACTCGATGATTTACTCGAGTTATTATTCATCGCTCTGCTGAGGAGAATGATTATTTTTTAACGGTTCTAAGCGTACCGACTCGACCAGGCCTTGAGGGTGTTGCTCGGGGGCGTCGAGACGGGGTTACAGGGAATTCCTGGAATACACGCCGTCTGTACGTTTCCAAAGGGAATTGGCAAAAAGGGGAGAGGGAATTTGACAGGGGGCTGGCCCGTCATGTCGGAATAGCTGGCCCGTAGAGCACTTATCTGATTCGGCGTGGCCCTCGAACTCTTGGTAAACATGTGAATCGCTTGGCCTAGAAGGGCCTTGTCCCCAATGACAAGAGGGTTTGAGATGGACAGGGGGTAGACGTCGATGCGGTGCGAGGCTACAATCTTGTCGTCGTACAGGACGTCGAATCGGCGCCCGTCTCTCAGAATACTTATAAAGACCCACTTCTGCAGGGTCAGGGGCGGCAAGGGAATTGTGATAAACTCCCTGTGGGTCGTGTAGACGATGAGTTGGGCCGTGGACTGGGGAATCTGTACGTTGGAACCTCCTGACACGTCAAAAAAGAGTCTCGACGGGGCAATCTGGAATTCGAACGAACCCTTGACACCGAGCAACGTCGTATAGGTGAGAGCGGGATGTTGGTTGGAAGGTTCAGGAGTTATGAGCGGACCCTTCATCCGAATCGTTCGGTCCCCGAACTGGACATTGAAAAACCCGGCCACCGTGCTCCCCCCCTGGGACAGAAGAGATGTCTTGACGGTCCCGGAGTCCACAATCTGCGTCTCTTTGCTAAGACTTGTCAAGGAGGGCAATAAATCCGTATAGGTATTGGACGAAGAATATACAATCCCGATGACCGTATAGACGACGATTGTAGCAAGGAGTATGATGATAAAGGACGTTACTAAGATGGCCATTTCCCTAGTAGGATGTAGGATTTTTTGAAATGCTTACGAGGAGGTCGTGGTCATTGTGCCAGGAGACGTGCTTGCCGACGAGGCACCGTTTACGCTTGATTGAATAGACGACGACAGACTTCCCAGATTCGTCTGAAATGTACTAGACCAAGAGGATAGACTCGTATCGATGGCCTGTTCAGAACCAGAGCCAGAACCAGAGCCAGAACCAGAACCACACGACGACGTAGGAATATCCGTCTTCTCGCTCGGCTTGACGGTCATGAGCGCAGGCGAGGCATAGCGCATCTGATTGGCCGAAATGACCGAACTCCAGAGATGGAGATTCGCCACCTTGGCGATTTCGGCATTGATGGCCTGGGGAGGATAGAACATACCCGTAGCATTGACGGGGGTCGTTCCAGGTGTAAAGGTCCTCGTCCGCTGTAGCATTCCGTTTAGGTAGACTTCCATGGCGGTGTCCGAGATGGTGACTCCTACCCGAAACGGAGTCTGAACGGGCACATTCTGTAGAATCACATTTTCCATATAGGTGTTTGTCGTATCGGCCGTCAAAACGCTAACCACCAGGTCGGTCGTATCGGGCAACAAGGCAAAGGCTACATTGTAATTGCCCAAGAGTCCTTGGATGGTGGTCGTATTTCCCTCAGTAGGAGTCCCCGATACATCAAGGGGAGGGCCCCTGTGAAATAAAATACGGGGGGACTTCGACACGTGCATCGGATTCTTAATATCAATGTCGAGTGCAAAGGACCACTGAGTAGAAGTGGCCACCACATTCGTACTTATATCAAAAAAAGGGCTAAATACGGCAGGCTTTCCACTCCCCTGTTTCCAGTAGATTTGACTCGAATCCCCGCCAGGAATCGGTATGTACCCCGGTCCGCCAGGATAGAGACGAAAAATGGGGGTAATCGTGTAGTTGATAATTACCAGAATCACGACAAGAACGAGAAAGATTCCGAGTATGTATCCGACAATGCCACCCCACGAGGTGGTGGGAGTCGCAAGAGCGTAGGGGTCTGTGAACCGCTTCGAACTGCGAGCATAGATTGGAAGTTCAATCGGCATAGGGTCCTCTACCAATAGCATCCGTTTTCCACCGCCTCAAAGTGAGTCGGTCGCTCCTTGGCCGAATCTGGCCGGACCCAGTGTTCATTAAAGAGCGGCTGAAACTCCGCCATCGTGTCCCACCGCCCCCCTCGAATTCCGAACAGGAGTTGGGTCGATCCGCCCATGTGAATGGCCTTCTTGCCCTTGCGTTTCGCATGGGCCACGAGGGGCAGCGAGTGGATGCCGACGCCTACGATGGCCACGTCATAGTCGATAGCGTCCATCTGGGCCTGGACAGCTCGAATGAGACCGAGGGAATCAGTCCATTTGGCGAGCATGTCCTCCTGGATCTCGGAACTCTGAACCCCGAACGAGAGCGGAAAGGCAATTGTTTGAAATGTGGACTCGGGGTGCCAGAGGCCTTTCCGAGAGGCCCAAATGTCCTGAAGATGGGGAACCTGCGCGTCCACAGAGGCCGCAAAAGGGCTGATGACGAGAATGCGGGCTTTCGTAGCCGTCCACCAATGAGCAGGGTTCGGCGACAAGAAGCACTCGAGAGTCTCGAGTGAGACTTGCTGGGCCTTCTTAGCAAAGGCGCCCAGGAGTTCCTGGGCCTGGTCTTTCATATACCAGTTGGGCGTACAATCCAAGAACAGAAGAGATTGGAGGAGTTCATCGGCCATTCGGCAGGCCGTCTCCTGAGTGGGAGGGAACAGGCCCGTGTGTCGACACAGAGACTGGAGTATCTTTGGAAGAATGGCGGGGGGTATGGTCATACGCCTTGACTTGAACCGAAAATAGGCAAGTTCGAGTTCAAACGAGCCGAGTTTTCCGACCGCCGCCGGCTTACGACCCGTCAGAGCCGCATGGACCGCCGCAAACGCCTCATCACCTTCGAGGGATGCCATCTACCCCCCTCTTCACATTTCCTATTTAGATTCGTCAGGGCCCGTCTCAGGGTCAAAGTGGATGCGCTTGTAATAGGCCTCGGTGGCCTTGGTGTCGCAGTCCGCAAGTTTCTCCCGGACATAACACACAAAGGAGATGCGGGTCCACCGCTCGTCCTCCCCTTGTGCCCCCACCTCCGACTTGGTATAGACGGGGTCGAGTCCCTTGTTGAACGCCGCATCCTCGGCCGTCTCGGTCATCGGGGCGTTACAGTGCCACTCGTGGACGTCCATGGCCACAAAATCCCCCGCCCTCAAGTCAATCCCGACCCCGTACTGGGGGAAGAGGGTCTCGCCTCCGTGGTATTTCCCCCTCTCCAGAACTGTCAGATTCCCGTAGCCGTCCTTGAAGTCGCCGGCGTCCTTGTGAAGGGCCGTCCGAAAGTTGCGGTTAATCGTGACGGACGAGAAGGCCGTGTCGGCGATGCGATAGGCGGGGGTGGACTTGATGCGCTTCTGCTGGGCCCGATAGGGGGCCGGCACCAACTTTTGGAATTGCCGGTCGATGGCCTGTAAGAAGGGAATCCCCTTTCGATATCCCTGGAAGTATTTCTGCGTGTAGGACGTCATGCGGCACGGCACCTTGGCAAACGGCGTGGCCTCGAAATAGCCGACGACGGACGAAAAGACGGTGTTATTGACCCGCATCTTGCTCTCGCCCCCCTGTTCGTTCTCGTAGGAGGCCCACCAGCCATTGTTCTTGACGATTTTGCGTTTACGCCAGTACTTGGACTTGGGGTTAATGGGGCCGGCGGCGGCGCCCCGGCTTCTGGAAGCTCCGGCGGCCTGGTAGAAGGAATCCCAGCCGAGTTGTATCAGTGCCTTGGAAAAGACGTTCTTGCGGAACTTGGCCAAAAGTTTGCCATCCGTGGTATAGACGTCGGCGTTCTGTCGAAGAATGCGGCACCCTTCTGCGTTCTGAAAGGTTCCCTCCTTGGCTTCGATGGCCTCGTCGGTCAGGACCTTGGACACGACAATCTTCTGGACGCCGCCCTTTCGGGTCCCTTGTCGGGTCCCTGTTCTGTGCTTTCTCGTCGCGGTCATACCCTGATAGTGAGTGACATGAAAATTTGAAGGAGGCCGGTTAAGAACAAACAGGTATACAGCATCACGCCAGAATGACACCTTTGGAAATTTCGGCCGGCCTCGGGGGGTGGATAAGTCTTGTTCTGATTCTTCTTCTGATTCAGAACAAGCCATTGAATCCTCTTGGCCTATTTCTAACCCCCTTTGTTGTCGTTGGCCTTGTCTATGCCACCCTCCAGGCCGTGTGGTACAGTGCCCTTCTCTTCCTGTATGTCCTTACGGCCATGATGAATCCCCTTCTCATGGGTGCCACCTTTACGGCCCTTCTGGTAAGCGTTATAACGTTCACAACCCTGGATATTGCGAACAAGTATAGGCTTGGTAACGACCCGATGACTCCTCGCAGACCGACAGAGGAGCAGGTGACGGAGCAGGTGGGAGAGCAGGTGGCGGAGCAGACAGGGGAAACGTCTAGTGTTGAATAATAACATGTACGGCACTATAACGACAGGGGGCTAGGGGGAGGCCAACCCCCGCAGGGGGTTGGAGGTCCCCCTATATCATATTGAGGAGGTGAAGACCGTAGAGCCCCCCTCCCAGAAGGCCAATGCCGCCGAATCCGACCAGAAACCCCCTCACAAAACTCGCCGTATCGACCTCCTGCATATCCTCTTTTTTCCAGACAGGGCTGCGGTCTCGTTGCCCCAGCTTCTGGTAATAAGCCAGCACCTCCTGTTCGGTCCAGGTGGGTTTCTCAAGTGCCTTATTGACCTCGTTGTGGATGTCGATGGTCCAGCGGAACAGATCGGCACGGCGATCCAAAAAGGTGGTGATAGGCTTGGCCTTCATGTGGTTGGAATAATGGTCTCGGCACACGCTACAGGGAATCAAGAACTGGAGACTCTCGAAAAATTCCTTGGCAGCCCGCTTTTCCGTATAGGTGGGCTCTTTGGGATAGCCGAGTGCGGCAATGTGGATCGTGTGCCAGAAGAAGGGCCCCCATACCGTGGGACTCAAGTGCATCTCTAGATAGTTTCTATTTTTTAAGGGGGGGATGCGGCCACGCAGTGGCCTGCCTCCCCCCAGGCCCCCCTCAAGTAGGTCGGGATGGTCAGGGAGGTCAGAGACTGGTTCCAAACTACTTGAGGGGGGCTAGGGGGGAGGTGACCCCTGCGGGGTCGCATCCCCCCCCGTCTAAAGAGGGATTGAAGTAGCCCCTATAAGGATATGTCGTACCATACGGACCATGACACACGACGTTTTACATGTTCCAATTGCCACATAGAGGGTCATCTATTCAGGTCATGCCCCCATCCCATCACAAGTTATGGAATTATTGCCGTAAAATACGACGGAAACACAAACTCTCCCTGGAAACTCTTCTGTGAGCCTAGTCAACAGATAGAGGGGTCCCACACGGCGGGAACGCTCAAGGTGCTGTTGATTTGCCGCCGAGACTCGCTCGCCTTTATAGAATTTGTGAGGGGGAAATATTCCCTGTCCGAGCCGTCCTACTTGGCCGGCCTGTTCAGAGGAATGACCGTCGCCGAACAGGCCAAGGTCCGGGCCTCGTTGAACGGCGTGCGTTCTTCAAGGCCTTCAGGCTTTGAAGGATTGTGGAAATCCCTCTGGGGCTCGGCGGCCCACACCCACAAGGCCGATTACGAGAATTCAAACCGCAAGTACCATCAACTAAACATTGGAAAACTCCTGGACGAAAACCCGACGACCTGGACAGAGCCCGAATGGGGCTTTCCAAAGGGCCGCAAGAATCCCAACGAGACCGACATTCAGTGTGCCATGCGAGAATTCTACGAAGAGACGAACCTCAGTCGCCACACCTATTCGCTTCTCCAGAATGTCCAGCCCATCGTGGAATCC